AAAAGTTATATCAGTTTGAAATAATCTATCAACACCTTTTGCCTCAAGACGCCAAATTTTTCCATTCACTTTAGTAGTAAAATCATGACCTAAGGTATCATTTAATCCAACGTAGGTTAAATTTTTACTGGTTTTCTCAATTGCCTTTTCAATCATAATAGCACGACTAAATTTTTGCCCACCAAATCGTAGACAGCGAGTGTATTCAACTACACCCATTACCATTTCAAAATCAAATTTAATTTTAGTTTTCATAATTAATAGGGTGATACTTTAGATATTCAAAAAAGGTCAATTTCATTTCTTTGTGAGTCATTCCACAATGCTTTGCTGCCTGAGGAAGATTCCACTTAGCACGAAAAAGATTTTCATTTGCTTCCTGAACATTTTGTGGAGTAGTTTTAACACTACCTTCTTTAAGATCTTGATAGTTAAATTTCATTTAAACGTACACTCTACCATGATTTCAGTTAGTGCTGCGAGAAGATTTATCTCTTGATCTGCTACAAAAGCCGATTGGTACTGATACTTCGCCACAATAAGTACGCAAGCAGCGATACTGGGACCATCCAAATATTCATATAGAGCATCATACACCATACGAAGAATAGTGCTGGCATCATTATCAAGATTGGCAACAACCCATTTACGAACTTCTGGAAAGTTCTTTTCTTTGAGATATTTAATGAGATCATTTACTTTAACATCAGAAAATGTGGCAAGAATCGCAGAGTCAATTTTTCCACTCGAAGAATACCGTTGACATTCGTTAAGAACTCTCCGAAAATCGGGAAAATGCTTACTTATAAGTTCTGCAAGAACTTTTTGATCATATTCAATACGTTCTGCATCCATGATGCTCTGTAAACGCTTGAAGAATGATCCTGCCAATTGTGCTTTTTGCTTTCCCTTAATTGTGAAGTCCACAACGGCACAACGGGAATGGAGTGGTTCGATAATTTTGTTTTTGTAGTTGCAGGTGAAGATAAATCGACAGTTGCTATAAAATGCCTCAATATTTGCCCGTAATAAGAGTTGTACGTCGTTTCCTGTGTTATCTGCTTCATCGATAATGATGACTTTGTGTTTAGCAGATCCCGTAAGTGAGACGGTCGAAGCAAAGTTCTTTGCTTGGTTCCGCACAGTATCCAGGAAACGTCCTTCGTCGGATCCATTAATGACATAATAATCTGCTCCTAATTCATTGCACAATGCTTTCGCAATTGTTGTCTTACCAATTCCAGGAGGTCCAGCAAGAAGAAGATTTGGAATCTCACCCTTCTCCACAAACTCCTTGAATGTTTTTTTAATATCCTCAAGAAGAATACAATCTTCAATTTTCTTTGGTGCGTATTTTTCAACGAACAAGAAATCATTACTCATAATTAAATCCAATCAGGTTTCCGTTCTGGACGGCGAAGATAATTATCGCACACCCAGGGTTTAGATGCAACATACATCTTATAAGCAGTGAAAGTATCAATGCTATCATCAAGTTTATATTCATCAGGCATTGCCCGAGTGAATTCTTTTACATTAGTATGTTCAGAAATGGAAATCTTAGCATTGTTATGAAAGATTACCATTGCTTCTTCTAGAGTGCCCAAACAAGAGTGTCGTTTGCCATACCGATGTTCGTACTCAAAGCATAAATGTATTCCGTGCGTAATTAACCAGGCAAGATTGTAGTGATTATCTGCTGCCCATTTGGTACAGGGATGATTGCGAAATGCACCCTTCTCTGTACTGTAAGGAGTGCCGTCTTTCTTGGGAATAGTGCCCCAATCATAGTACCACTTGGAGAAGATGACAGAGACCATCTGACAGGTCTCCAAGGGCATTTTCACTGAGTATTTGTCAGGAAGTACTTGAGCAGACTTACTGGGGGACACATCAGTTACAAAGATGTTCATAATTAAAAGCAGAACTTTTTCAAATAATAAATGACTTGCTTTGGTTTATCCTCAAACCAAAATGCTTCGTGCTCAAGTCTTCTAATAGATCTATTTTTGGTCAAAGCAATTGACTTTTCAATATTATTCATTTTATGCAATGGTAGAGGCATTTTTCCAATTGGAATTCCGATTGGATTCATTCCCCTACACTGTTGTGCAGCATGAAGTGCTTCGTGATAAACAGTTTCATTTAAATTTTTTCTGGGATCAGGTCCATTAAGAATATTTTTGGTGCATACAAAGAATGTCTTATTTTCTTTGATAATTGCACCATAATAACCATCAGAGCACCAAGAAATATTTTCACGAATATTAAAGTGTGCTTTTGCGAGCAGATCTAATAATTGCTTTCCTTCAGAAGTCAAATACAGGGGAAATTGCATCAAGAAAAAGTGGAATCAGGTTCAAGAGCAATATAATACTGCAGATTGTACTTGCTGTTGCTGAATTGGGACAGTAGTTTTTCTGACACAACCACGTCATAAGCACCAGGAATAATCTTAATGTTTTCAACCTTAAAGTTGAAGACAAACTCCTTATCAGTCTCACCAACCACGATTGAGTATTCATTGGAAGTGTCATTCTTCTTATCCCGAACGACAAGACGTATCACACCTGCTTCCCCAACTGCAGAAAAGTCAGGAAGTTGATAAACTGCAGCTGCCTTAACCAATTTCTCTAAAGAAGCACTCTCAAGTTGAAAACAAACATCTTGTGAAGGTAGTTGAATCTCCTTTTCGGGAGGAGAAATAATTACATTTGGATCAGCATAGAAATACTTAACTCTACGCTTACCTTCCCGAATCACGATATGGGAATCATTACCAAAATCCAATTCAGGATCTTGGTGTAGACTCAGACCATTAAGAAATTGATTCAAATCATAAACGGCAAAATCACGAGGAAATTCTTCAATAATATCTGCTTCAGCAAGAATGTTCTTTGCCACAGAAATAGTACGAAGACGAGTTCCCTTCTTTACCAGAATTGAATTGTTAATTCCGGCAAAGTTCTTGAGAATAGTCAGAGAGTTATCAGAAAGTTTCATTGTTGTTCTTAGTTTGATTATTAAAACCAGCAAAGTGGTATAGAAGAATACCATAATGGATAATCTTCAGTGCGTCAAGGCGGGACATCCCATCCTTCTTACCAAAACGGGAAGAATACTTGATGAGATTATCACGGCAGAAAGGAACACCATCACCAATTGCATCAATCATATCAAGCACCTGAACCTTAGACTTTTCAGATGCATAGTGTGCATTATATGTACTTACAATATAATCATTCACTGCCTTCAGAGTTTCACCTTCACCAAACTTCCAAAAATGATCATTATTTGTCTTTTCTGAAGTAGTCAGATTAACATTCTGTGGAATTTTATTCAAATTAAATGATTGTGAACTCATAGTTGTACTATGATTATTTCCAAATGTTACTGCGGCCACAGGAGCACCAAAATTAAAAACATCTGGAGAAGCATATGGATTTCCAGTTAGACTAAATCCATCATCTTCCCAATAATTATTAATACGAATGTGGTCATCACCCATTCCACCAGGAAGATTAGAACCTAAAAATGAAATGGTATCATTGGATTCTGATCCAAACATCGTGGCATTTCCAGTTGGAATATAGTCACTATAACTTGTTTCAAAGTTTTCTTTCTTTTCAGGAATTTCAGACATAAAATTTCAAAATAAAGGACAAAAAGGGAGGAACATTACCTCCCCATATTATATCAGAAAGGGCAAGGTTCGTCAAGATCTGGAAGAACTTCATTTGATACCACAGTAGGCATCTTGAAATCAGCATCAACCTTATCATACAGTTCCAAGAACGCTTGCTTTGTTTCATCATCAAAGCGATTCACACAAACTTGAATTGCCTTTGCCTTATCAGCAAAGATACTATAAGCACGAATGATGTGAACGAGACGGCGGGTGGAGATGATTTCTTCAATACCACCATCATAAAAAGTCTTACGAATAACGTCACTCCAGTCAACCAGTCGCTTGCAGAAGTCACGGTCTTCTACACCAAGATCCAAAGCAACACCTTCCAGGATCTTCTGCTCTGTAGCAGGGGCAGGATAAGACTGCTCAAAGGTTACGGGAAAGCGTTCTAGGAAGGCTTCGTTGAGCACGTTAGTTCCAATGAACCTACCATCGTCCGAACCTTTGCCCTTAGTATTGGCGGTTGCAATGATGTTGAATCCACTTGTTGGTTTAATGAATGCACCAATCTTTTTAAGGAAAACTCCCTTTCCTTCCAGGATGGATTGGAGACAGAGAATTTTATTACTTGCGAGGTCGATCTCGTCAAGGAGCAATATAGCACCTCGTTGGAGTGCTTCGATAACGGGCCCGTTGTGCCAAACAGTTTCGCCGTTAATAAGGCGGAAACCCCCAATAAGATCATCTTCATCAGTTTCGATTGTAATATTTACACGAATTAGTTCACGCTTAAGTTGAGCACACGCTTGCTCCACACTAAACGTTTTGCCATTACCCGAAAGACCCGTAATGAACGTAGGATAGAAGAGATTGGAAGAAATAATTTTCTTGATGTCATTAAAATTACCAAACTTGACGAAGGTATCATCTTTATCAGGAATAAGATTTTGTTCTACAACAGGAAGGGCAGAAGGTGCTTGATATGTGCGTTCGATTTGCTCTACCTTCTCTTGAGTTACTTCCAGATTCCAACGACCACGATCAGTCTTAAATGGTTCTAGGCGACGTGTAACAGTCTGATAATTAATACTGCGAGAAGCGCAATATCCACGAATATCGCCAGAACTAAATTCGGAACCGAAGAGTTCTTTTAGGTCAGCAAACAGTTGATCGTCAGTCACAGAAGTTTTGCGGGGCATGATGTAGTTAGGTGGTTTTGTCTTGAACTCTCATAGTATAGCATTAAAAAAGGGGGAAGTCGGGGCCCCCTGTGACAGTTTGGAAAGTGGTTTAGAAAATATTATCCACGACCAAAGTTTGGACCAGGATTTTTCATAGATCCCGGTTTCCCACCTTGATTACCGTGAGAAAACTCTCTGCTTCTTGGTGTAGTCTTCATTGCTCCAGAAGGAGCTCCAGAAGGAGCGTTTGCATCTGCTCTTTGACGTGCAT